AGGATGCCATGAGGGAACTCTGGGATGCCGGAGCCCTTGAAGAGTACGACGCTTCTGAGGAGAAGGAAATGTCTGAAGAGCCCATGGTTGAAGAGGTCGCTGAAGGCACTGAGAGTGCTGAAGGCACAGCTGAAGAGGGTGCCGAAGAGACCGCTGCCGACGAGGGTGATGGGGAGAGCACACCTGAAGGGTAGTGGGAGCGGAGCGGGCTACCCTGGGGCGGGTGTGGATAGGTCAGCATGCGGATCCACATCCGCCCTTAAATAACACCTGAGGGAGGTGAACAATGGCACAGCGCATTACAACAGCGGAAGCTCAAGCTTGGGTGGAAGGTACCAAGTTTACTATCGCTGACGTGACGACTGGTCAGAACGCTGCACTGCTTACTGAAATTGAAGAAGAGGTTATAGCCAGAGTCAGCAGTGCCTACGACACCTCTACTTGGATTAATGATACTACTACGCCGCGACTAGTTCGTGTTGCTATAGCCAAGAAGTTTGTTGCTTGGGCGTATCGTCGGGCCTACTCGGAATCACTAGGTGATTCTGATGCCATGTACGCCTTTCTCTTGGAAGCCAACTCTGAAACGATTATCCAGGGTATTGTGGATGGGTCTATCGAGATCCCTACTATTCCTGTGGTTGTTGGCGAACCAATCTTCTACCCCGATGATGCCTCATCCGCGATGACACCTACCGTAGATGACACCTCACTGGGCCCCAACAAGTTCTCTATGGGTCAAGTGTTTTAGGAGGCGTCGTGGGATTTAAAATGGGCTCCAGCAAGAGCGCCGAAGATCCAATCACTGGGTCTGAGATCAAGTATGCCGTTGGTGACGTCTTTCCGGAATATATCCACGGCGGCATCGGTGCTGGTTGGGCGATCACGCCTTCTCTGGGCATCGTTGCTCGCGACATGGACAGGCTTGCTCTTGCAATCGAAGACTTGAAGGTGCCACTCGCACGCAGCATTTTGCGCGTCGTGATCCCTTCTATTCGTACAAACTTTGCTGTCGGAGGTAGGCCTGCGTGGCAGCCTCTTGCTGACTATACCGTGGAGGTGCGCGGTTCGGCAGAACCCATCTTGTTCCGCACAGGGCGGCTACGTGAGGCTGCGACAAGTTGGGAAATTTGGGACGTCGGTAAAACTTCCGCTACGATCCGTGAGTTCCCACCTGATGCCTGGTATGGTGTTATCCACCAAGCTGGTATCGGTGGCATGAAGCGGTACTACGAAGCTGCAAGGCGCATGCTGAAGAAGCAAGGCCGACCGCTAACAGGTGCAAACCTTAACCAAGAAGCGTTCAAGGCGATGGACTACGTTCTAGGCTCACCCACACAAGTTATACGGGGTGCCAAGAAGGGTCAGGCAGGCAAGTACGGACCGCTGAGTACTCAGGCTGCAATTAACGAGGTCCCGCAGCGGCAATTCTTAATGTTCCAAGAAGACGATATTGATGACATCCTACAGGTTTTCGCAGAATGGATGGAAGACGAAGCACGCAAGGTTGGCCGCTTCACGGGTGCGTCTGTTAAGCGTTCGGGCATCGACCTCCTGGGAGGTTTCTGATGGCTGATAATATGACCGACGATGTTGGCGTGATCTCTGATAGAATATACGACATCCTACGTGACGGGCTGACCATGGCGAGCCTCGGCTTGACAAGTGTTTGGTACGGAGACCAGACTATAGTCCCCGATACCCCCTCGTTGTGTATCGAGCCAGGACTTGTTAGGAGCCCTCTTGCAGGTGTGCCTGCACAGGTTGAAAACTCAATTGACGTAATAATGCTTCTGTACCACTCTAAGGTAGGCCCAACAGTCATCGGCTCTGATGGTGGCCAACAGGCTGAACGGCGTGCAGCAATACAGTTTGCATATGGCATCAGGACTTTCTTGCACCAGAACCACTTGCAGCTGTTGAACACAATCGGTGATAGGATTACTATCCACAGCTGGGTAACGGAGACCGATCCAGGTTATGCTTACAGAAATAACACCATGTACCATGCTGTTAAGATGACCTGGCAGAGCATCACTAAGACACGGTTGAGGTAAGGATGCCGAGATGATTAAGTACGTAGTAGAGAACACTACGGAGGAGAGCGTTACCGTTGACGGTCTCGGCGTTCTTCTCCCCAAGGAGAGCCTGGATGTAGGTCCAGAGGTCGCGGACGAGTTTGCATTCGTGCGCGGTCTTAAACTTACTCAAGTACATCTACCTGTGGGTGTGGAACTTTCTGTCGCTGTCGACACTAATGAAGGGGAGTGAGTTTAGTGCCCTACGGAATTGGCGCAGGCGGCCTTCTAGGTGTCGCGCTTGAAGTACTTCCACCTCCTGGGAACTTTGTAGGTGCGCCCACAGCCGGTGGTGCGCTTACTGCTGGTACGTATAAGTACTACATCACATCGATCAACCTTGTCGGCGAGTCCAACGTTTCGGCTGAGGTCACAGTCACTACCTCCGCAGGTAACCTGACTGCACACCTCACTTGGACGGCTGTCACAGGCGCCACAGGTTACAAGATTTACCGTACAGCTGCAGGCGGTGCGTCCAACTCAGAGCTCCTGCTCGTCACCTTGGGTCTTGTCACAAGCTACGACGACGTGGCTGTTGGCTCACCTTCTGGTGCCTTCCCTACAGCGAACACAGCGTACAACCCTGGTGTGTATGTTGCACCGACGAAGTTTATCCCCTTCAACGATGAGTCGTTGGAGATGATCGAGGACACTGTCTTCCGTCGGCCGATTAGGCAGAACGCTGCCGTCATCGGTGCCGTTGCAGGTAATGAGCATCCAGAGGGTGATCTCAACATGGAAGCACTGGAGGATTGCATTCTTTACTTCCTCCTTGCAGCTCGTGCTACCTGCACCAAGTCAGGCTCTTCGCCCAACTTCACATATGCATTTGTCGGTAACGCTGCCGCTGTTCCTACTAGGACGATTAGCCTCACCATCATTAGGTCTGACCAGATTTTTGGTTACACTGGTTGTACTGTTGGCTCGTTCAAGTTCGGCATCAATAACGGTATGCTCACATTTGGTGTGTCCATCAAGGGCCGTTCAGAAGCTACACAGTCGCTGCCTGTCGCAACCTGGCCCACCACAGCACCCTTCGGTGCCGGTCAGTACGACATTCAGATCCCCACATCAACTTCGGTTACTGACACTGACACCTTTGAGTGGTCAGTTGAGGACAACGCCGAAAACCAGTTCCGGCTCAAGAACACTAGTCGTGGTTCAGACTTCGTCAAGTTCGGCGAGCGCGATACCACAATCACCATGGGTCGCGACTTCCTTACTCGGGCTGACTATGACCTCTTCAAGGCTGTGACTGCACAAAGCATAACCCTTATTGCCAGTAAGGGTGTTAACAACTCAATCACCATGGTGACAGCTGTGTCCATTAAGGAGTCTTACGCCGTAGGGTTGAGTGGTCAGGGAGACCTAGTCCGCGCGAACATTTCTTACCGCGGAATGATTGACGGTTCTGGAAACGACTACACACTAACTGTCAAGTCACAGGAGAACATTCCTGTCTGATCCGGATCACCAATACGGGCCCTGTGGTGTTTTGTAAGAAGGAACGAGGCCCGCAGTGATAGATATAAATTCGGGAATGTTTTCATTCCTGCTTTACTCCATAGGCACCGTGTGTGTTCTGTGGGGCGTCATGGTTTTAATTTTTCTGTTCAGAGGGAGAGCAGAAGATATGCCCAGAGCAGTAAGCATTGGTCAAACTACAAGGTACCCGCTCAAGAGCCTTCCTGAAGGCTTCGTTATCATTCGACGCCTGACGCACGGTGAAAAGGCTGAGCGTCAGATGTTGAACAACAAGATGACTATGAAGGCTACTCGCGGAAAGCGCGATGTGGACAGCGAGGTTGCCATCTTCAATGCTAAGGTTGACATGTACAACTTCACGCATTGCATTGTTGAGCACAACCTACAGGACGTGGATGATCGTCTTCTGGACTTTACCAATCCTGCGGATGTCAACAAGATTGATGGTAAGGTGACAGAAGAGATTGCCAACTACATCGATAAGGAAAACAACTTCGAGGACGACGAAGAACTGGAAAACTCCTAGGGTCGGTTCGTGCGTTTATCGTGATGGACCGACCCTTACCTGAAGAGGATCTAGAAGAGGCTGGATACATCCTGAACTTGGTCGGACTTTGTAAGCAGTTTAACACATTGCCACAACCAGGAGGATTACTAGAACAGGATAGTCTATTCACTTACTTAGCATTGGTTATAGATGCTGCTTATGGTGAACGGTTAGAACTAGACCAGAGTAGGAGCAAAGCGAGTGGCAGCCAGCACCCGAGAGGTTTTCCTACTTCTTAGGGCACGTGACGAGGCCTCGCGCGTCGTCCGTGGCTTTAGCTCGCAGTTAAGTCGCTCCAATGAAGCAATGCGTGCCGCCGCGCTCCGCCAGCAGGCATTGGCTTTGCAGTCAGAAGTTACACAAAGGCGTATGCAGTCTGCCACCCTAGCTAGGATGGCTACTGAGAAGCGCGCTTTGGCTATGGCTGAGTCTAAGAAGGCCGCCGACGCTAAAGAAATGGGCGTCACTGATAGTCGCATTAGGTCCATCAACGAGCGTGTCCGAGCGATGCGTAATGAAGCTGCTGCCATGGATGCTCAGGTAAAAAACCTGGACAAGGGCACTGCAGCAATGGT